AAGTCATATTGCTATATGTATTCCAACTAATGGACTTTTACATTCTGAATTCGCATTTTTTCTAATTGACGCAATACGTTATACGGAAAGACAAGGATACATAGTCGACATACTTATGGATCTTGGAACAGTATTAAGTAGTCAGAGGCAATTCTTAGCTAGGCGAGCTATCAATGATCATAATGCAGATTATATTATGTGGTTTGATAGTGATATGACATTTCCAGAAGATACGATTGTTAATTTATTAGAAAGAAATAAAGATGTAGTTTGTGCAACATATTCTAAAAGAGTAGAGCCCTTTCATGCAACTGCCTTTGAAGAAATTAATCCTGTTGTCCCAGTTGAAATGAGCGGTAGTTTAAAAAAAGTAAAGTATGCTGGAATGGGCTGTATGTTAGTTAAAGCAGATGTATATGCGTCAATTGACGCTCCGTGGTTTCCTTTAACATGGCATGAACAAACAGATAGCTGGCATGGAGAAGATATGGGATTTTGTACAAAAGCTATTGAAGCCGGTTATGATATCTGGTGTGATATTGATCTTAGTGTTAACATTGGTCATTTAGGTCAACGAGAATTTTTGTTGAGTCGGGAAGACTAGAAAAGAATCCACACCATCTATGCAACTTTTTTAAGTTAATCCCAGCACTAATATGAAATTCTGGTAGAGAAACATTATTAACAACATTCCTCATTAATACACCATCAATGACTGTACTTTTTACAAGTTTAGCCTTTAGGTTAGTATCTTCGCATATAATTTGTATAATTGGATGGTTCCAGTTTTCGTCAAATATAATCTTTCTGGCTTCTAAGTACCAACGTTCTGTGTAGCAAATATTATCTTTATATAACTTGTTTAACAGAGGATTATTCAATCTTTCTTCGTTACACAATGTAAATTGCATCTGTTTATGGGGACCACTGTAAAACTCAGCTGGAATTTTATCTTTAACTAATTTTAAACTCATCACTTAGTATACTCTTTAACGTTTCTTTAAATGCTCTGCTCTTGAACATTTTTCCTGTATTATAATGGAGTGGTGACGGCCATGAATTTAGTTTAACCCAACAGTATCCAGCACTCTCGTTGTTTAATATAGGATTAAATTCTTCCTCGCATAAAACAGCATAACTTACATGCCTAAAATGTCGATTTCTTGTTGTGAATGTATAGATATGACTGATACCAATAGTATCAGGAACTCCTGGATGTCCGAGTTCTTCGACTAGCTCTCTTTTAAGTCCTTCTAAGTCGCCTTCGTTGCCTATGAGTTTTCCTCCCCATAACCCCCAACACATACTATGACGCTCTTCTTCACTTCTTAATTGCATCATCGCTCTTTGTGTTTTCTGACATATAATTAATGCTCCTACTGCTCTTAACATGATAAAACTAGTTAACTATCCTCCAATAACCTTGTTCAAATATTCCTTCTATTGCTATTACCCAAGTTTCTCCGTCGTAATACAACTTCTCACCTGAGTTAGCATTAGTAGTATACCCTATTGTGTTTACCGCCGTTGAGTCGAAACTGACTACCCAATCTGTACCATTATATTCAATAATATCGTCTTCTCCTGCTTCTAATAATCCCCACGGACCTCCATCAAATGGGACAATATTATTAACTAGTAGATATCTCTGACCGGTTGCTTCTGCTGGTAAATTTCCAACTCCGGGTTGTGATTTCTGTGGATTAATAATACCATTGATAGAAGTAATTGTATCATTTGGCAATGTATCTTGATTCAATGTAAAAGCAATTAGATTTTCGTTGCCACTTACAATAGCATCACATATTAATATAACTTCGTCGGCTTCGTCTGCAAAAGCTGAACTTGGACCTATTCTTAATCTAATTTCTGTAATACCCGGTTTGAATCCACCATGCAAATTAAAATGGGTTGTCCAATTTAATAAATCTGTACCTTGTGTTCTATCAATATTAGTATTATCATTATTTAATAATTCAATATTATCTGAATTTACTTTAATATGTCTATTTTCAAAAGTAAGCCATTGTCTTTGTGTATTTCCGTTAAAATTAATATTTAAACTTTCAATACTTACATTATCAATATCTTCATATGCAGATTGTAATATACTATGAATAAGAACTTGTCTTTTAATTTTTGCAGGTGGTGTTAAGTAGATTGGTAATTGATATATCAAACTTGAAACATCAATAATATCATCTTGTCCATTTGGAATCTGTCTTGCTGTCCATGTGGTATTGATTAACTCAACAACTCCTAAACTTGTCCAATCAAATGGATTATCACTACTTTGTAAGTTAACACTTGGATTAAAGAGCAATAGTATTTGCTCTAGTAATTGTAACTTTTGTTCTGTATTACTAGTCCATATATCAACATTAAGAGTTAGGTCATAAGGAATAGGAGATATTCTTTCTAGTGTATAAGACTCGCCAAGTTCATCTAAAAACTCATTATTATTAGAATCAAACTTCTTTTCTAATACTTGAGCTCTATCAATATGAGTTGGATTTAATCTTCTTTCCGGACTAGGAATTAATTCTGAGATATAAACAGATATAAACGGAACAGTATTGATTTTATTTTCTGAATTTTCTTTAATAATATGAGATGCCATTCTGCTAGTATCGCCATATCTAACCGGTACTAAATGAAAGTAATCTGCTCCATTGTCGTCTTTACCCATCTTAACAGAAAATCCGCCAAATACTCTCATAAATTGTACTAGCCATCTTCTTATTTGTTGATCATAAAAATATGTTTGTGCCATTATTTTTTATCCTGTTTCAATATTTGTTTTTGCATTTCCTCAAGAGTTTCATTGTTTACACATTGTATATTTAACTCTGTTATGTTTGGAAAAGCCGATCTTAAACCTTTATCTAAACCGTCTGCATATATTGTTTGGTATCCCTTGCAATCGTTAGCATTTTCAAATTTTAAAGACGTGTTTATTTTTAACTCAACCTCTTCAGATCCTGCAAACATTACTAAAGCCACTAGAAACCAAGTCATCTAATCATCCGTCCTAGGTTTTTTAAATACTTTAGATAAAGTTTGCTTTTCGCTAGTAATACCTTTTTCGTCTGCTGGATTACTAGATCTAGTTTTGTTATCATTATTAATAAATGCATTAGTTGGTGTTCTAGGTCGTAAGTCGCCTCCAAATCCTGCTTGTTCAACACTATCAAATATTCTAAGCCATTTTTTACCTATATACTGGAATAATCTATTAGGAACAAAATCACTTCTAATAAAATATTCTTGCTGGTCAGGATTGCTAGGAAAACTTAAACCAGATGAAACTAAATTCTTATCTGGTAATCCACCTACTTTAATGTCTTTTACAGGTCCGCTATCCGGATCTGCTGTTGGCTCTTTTCCTTCTTTTTCTCCAAAGAAAGATGAATCGTCCCATAAGCCTGAGTCGGGTACAAGTACCTCTGACGAAGCAATAACTGCTTCAGAAATTTCAACTTCTTTTTGGTAGGTACTTAATGCATTCTTTAAACTATCTTCATCTTCTGGATCACCAAGTATTCCTCGATATTCCTGTGCATCCATCATTGGAGATGCTTTTATTCTCCATAAATGAGGCCACCATGTAGGACCAAAACCTTCTGCGGCCCTAGATGCATCATTAATAACATAAAATTTATTAATGCTCTTTGCACCAGCATCTAACAGTAAGTCATCATTTAAGTGAGGTAATTCTATAACATCACCAGCCATAAGTTTTCTACCTAATATAGAAGCCATATCGTTTGTATGGAAAGTAATAAAAATAGTATCAGCACTAAGGAATAAACCAAACTGGCTTAAATCAAAGTCAGTATCTGCAACATTATATGTTCCTCTTAATTCGTAAATTGTAGTATCATAGACACGATCTCTATTTTCTAGAAATAGTAAATCTTGTATATCCAACTCAGATACATCACCTTTTGCTTGTAAATTTGGTTGTGCAGGATCACCTGTTTCTCCTTGTGAAGCAGGGCCTAAGTACTTGTGGATATAGATAGAGGTACCA